TTAAAATAATTCTTTTGAGACGTTTTCCATGAGTTGACTAAACTTGTGGGAAGCGTCTTTTTTGTATGAGTTGGTAATTTTTGCGTAGATGTTCATTGTGGTATTTATATCTTTGTGGCGTAATCGTTCTTGTATTTCTTTGATATGTACACCTGCCTCAATAAGTAGGGCGCAATGTGTGTATCTGAACGAGTGCGTGCTTATTTGCTTGTTCGTTATATCAGTCTTTTTAAGTATAGCTTTTATCCATAATTGCAACTTTTTAATCACAAGTGGATAACCATTTACATCAGTAAATACGAAATTATTATCTACATAAAGTTCATTTTTCCATGTATCCTGGACGTTTACCTTATAATCTTTGAGTAATTGAATCACATGGGGATCGACTGAGATTTTACCGATAGAGCTTTCAGTTTTCGGTGTAAGTATCTGATAATGCTTTTTATTGTTATTCGGATTGTAATAAGTCTTGGTAATACTAATTGTGTTATTCTCAAAATCTATATCAGACCACTTTAACGCTAACAATTCGCCTGCTCTCATGCCTGTATATGCCAATGTGGTAAATACTTCAAAGCTATTTTGTGGTGAATGGTGATACTTAGCAACCTCCAGGAATTGAAATAATTCATCTTTTTCAAGAAACTTTTTGTGTATCTCAATATCCTCTAATTCTTCCACACTTACTTTCTTTTTAGGTCGTTTAATACCCGCACTAGGCAATACTTTTATTAATCGCATTTCATACGCATATTTAAAAATCATATTAGTAGAAGCCACAATACTATCAACATAATTCTTGCTATACTGTGCGCTCATATCGTCGACAAAGCGTTGATAATCATGTTTCTTGATGCTTTGTATTGGTTTAGTATTAAAACGCTCTATGGCGTGTTGTATGGCTTTCTTACGTGCTCTCACACTACTTACTTTTACATCATTAGCATACTGTTTAAGCCAATCATCAGCTACTTGTTTGAAGGTGCTAGAAGAAGGGGCAATATAATCACCATTTCTTAATTGACGTTCAATCATTTCAGCTTGATGTTTAGCGTCTGATTTACGTTTAAAGCCAGTCTTAGAGATATATTCATATTTGCCAGTTTCTGTATTTTTACCTAGTGAAATACGATAACGCCAGTTATTTTTAGCGATTTGGTCATAGCTTGCCATAAGTGTCACCTTTTCTTATATTAGATCATCTTCTTTTACCATTTTACTCATAAGTTTTTCCATAGAATCATTAAAATTCATATATTTAATGTGTTCAAATAGTTCATCGCGTTTCTGTTGCTCTTTTTTTGAATAATCATTTAAAACACTAGAATCTTCTATACTTTTTAAAATGTAAGGGTGTTCTTTGATATGTTCAATAATAGTCAAATTTATCTTTTTATAAATCTCGTCCAACATGCTAGGAGGTATCTCAATCGTAGCTATATTTTCGCCTAATATTGAAGTTTTTAAGTCATAAAATACTCTATAATCATTTTCAAATAAGAAATTTAATTTATAGTAAGGTTTATCTACTAATAATGGTTTGCTTTTATCATAATTATATTGTGGCATCTCTAATCTTCCGCTTGCTTTCAACTCTTTATATACTTCACTATTTTTATCTATATCTTTAAACTTACCAGTTAGTATTTTGAATTCATTTAATAAGTCTGCACTATTAAAAGGATCTAAAGCGCCAGCAATTTTTTTTAATAATTCGTCACTAGGGTTTGCTTTATTATTTTCAACCCTTGATAAAAAAGCATGTGTAACTCCGATTTTTTTCCCTAATTCTTCCAATGTATAAGGATATTTTTTTCTAGCTTTCTTAATAGAATAACCTATTGTTCCATCGTTTTGCATATTAACCACCTCGCAAGAATTTTATCATAAATGTAACAAAAAAAGATAACATTTTTAAATTTGTACTTGAAATGTTACTGGAATAAGTATATATTTAAAGTGTAATTAATAATTGTTACTAATTTCAGTAACAAAAAATTGAGGTGATTAACATGACAAAAATTAAAGTACTTGAATTACGTGGATTAATTGCTAAAAATGGTCACACTTTGCGTAGCTTTTCGAAAAGTAGTGGTATTTCGTTATCATATTTAAGTTTAATAGTTAATAACAAAGCAACTCCTAGTCCTAAAATGGCCAAAAGAATTGCGGACAACTTAAATGTGGATATTGAAGATATTTTTGAATTTGATTTAAAGGAGGCTTAACCAATGTTCAACATCAATATTGATGAAGAAGAAGCACGTGCTTTATTAGAGCAAGCTATTAATCAACGTGTAGATGAATTGGCAAGAGAAAAATTCTTCATGACCTACAAAGAATTATCTGAATACCTAAATTTAAGTAAACCAACAATTGAGGAGTTACTTATTAATAACGGGCTTAAGTACTATATGGTAGGCAGCACATACCGATTTAAGAAATCTGATGTAGATGAATTTATGGAGAAAATCACATCACATATGGACATACACAACAATGATTTAAAACAGATTAATGTTAAGAAGTTACTTAGCACAATTTAGGAGGATAAAGATATGAAACAACAAGTAGTGATAACAAAAAGCGTCGTCGGTTGGTTTTGTGTGAAAGATGTTGAAGGGAATTTAATTTTAAATATAGCGCCTGATGTATTTAAGAAACATTTTCCTGAAGTTAGTCCTAACATAGCTATTGCATGTATGGAGTTAGATATTAATAGAATTGTCGAACTTAAAGATAAGAAAGTGAGTGTATAGGAAATGGAAATTAAACAAAAATATCAATTATCAAAAGTGGTTCAAGTATTAGAAAAAGTATTATATGAAAAAGATAAGGACATATTCTTATCAGCGAAAGATAGATTTCATTCCATAACGGATTACCGCAATGATGATACAGCATTTTATGAACACATTTTAAAACTAGTTCATAAAGAGTTATTTAACATTCTTGCTGAATTAGATTTTGAAGATGAGGCATTTTCTATTCTTGATGAAGTAACAATGACATTAAGTGATGTTATGAATGAAGATAAAGAAATTTACTACTATTCCGTTATAGATAACACGGGTGAACATGAACATACAACAGATAGAGAAGGACATGTGATCGGCATTTTAGAATGGGCGTTGGATTATATTGTTGGAAATATTGAAGTGGAGTGAAACAATGGCTGCTAAATTAGATGTGAATAAACAAAATATCATGCGTGCTATCAACTGGATTATTAAAAATGAAGAAGAAATTATATTTGAAAGTCAAAGTCAGTTAAGTTTCTTCAGTCGTGAAGATTTGGAGAAAATAGACTACTGTAAGCGTACTTTAGAAAGTTTAATTGAAGCTAAAGAAATTTATAATAAAAAAATTAGTTAAGGAGTTAAGCAATAATGGAGTGGGAATTAAGAAATTTATTTGATGATTTAGAAGTAGTACAAGAGAAAATTAATGATGTCGTAACATCTTTTGTTTGGTTTGATGATGAGTATTTCACACATGAACCTAATCATATGTTAACTAAAAAAGAAATATATACGCATGGCTGGAAATATCATGAGCATCGTATCAAAAACACACAGGTTATTGATTTAATGCTTATGTATATGAAAGATTTTGATGACATTATGAAGAAAATCCGTGAAATAGAAAAAGCGTCATCTGATATGAATAGTTTGGCGACTATATCAGATAACGCATAGAACTTTAATAATCTAACAACAGAGTAATTAAGGAATTACACATTTTTATTATAACATCTTTGCTCTGTTGTTTCATTAGAGGTGAAGAAATTGAACAAAATCATATTAGAACACGATACACAAGTTTCTGTAATTTGGTATGAAAGTTTGGACTCGAGATCGTTTAAAAAGTTTTCACAGCCTAAGTGGAGTGAGTTAGTTAATAGGTTATCAATTCCACAAAATAATACAAATAAATATGCTCGTGGTGTTGCTGTATATGGTGATATAAAAGATGGCACGGATGAATATGGAAACGAATATAAGAAATACCGTAACAATGACAACGTGATTTATCGTGATGTCCTAGTGTTGGACTACGATGATATACACAAGTTGAAACCACTGCACGATGCAATTACAGACACTTTAAAAGGCGTTGCGTGGTTTTGGCATACTACGTTTAATCATCAAACAGAAAGCCCTAGAATACGCTTGTATGTGCCATTAAATGAGCGTGTCAATGCAGATGATTACCGTAAGTACACAAAAGTGTTAGTAAGCAAGATAGGTCATCCAGTAGATGAGGGGAGCTTTCAACCTAGCAGAGCTATGGCGTTACCTGTATATCAGCAAGATAAATATCCATTCTTACACCAATATAATGACGCCCCACTTTTGAGGACTGAAAAATTAAAAGAATGGTCGAATGAAGTAAAAGTTCATGAAGATAAACCAATAACCGTTACTTATAACAAACGTGACAGTGCGTATTGGCGTGAAATTGCATTCGGTGTAGGTGAAGGTGAACGCAATAAAACATTAGCATCTTTAACAGGGTACTTATTACGTCGGTATGTGGACGCTAACCTAGTTTATGGATTGGTAAGTGCATGGGCGATGACCTGCACTCCACCTATTGATCAAAAAGAAGTTAATAGAACATTCAAAAGTATTTTGAAAAAAGATAGTAAAAACAAATAAGGAGGTCATTATTTGGAAGATGTAAGCAACGAAGATGTGTTTGAACTTATTGAGGAAACTAGTGCGAATAAACCATTTAGACAAGAAGTTATCCCTAAAGGTTATGAAATTGAACAACATCAAAATGGTGTGGCGCTTTATCAAATTATTCCTAGTAAAAAAGATGGCGAACTAGATAAGAAAATATTTATCACTAATACAATTCCCCAAATTACTGAACGATTCGAAGATATTGAAAGCAATGAAGTGAGTTTTAATATGCTTTTTTATGATAATCATTTACCAGTGAATTTAGGTGTTAGTGCTGAAGAAATATCTGATAGTCGTCAATTACTGAAATTAGTTAATCGAAAATTAGATGTAACTTCAACCACTTCAACTAGGTTGATTGACTATATTAATAAGTCAAAACGATATAATCCACCAGTAAATGTTAATGTGGTCACTCGTTTGGGGCATGTGAAAGGATATTTTATTTATCCCTATCAAGAAGAAATGAAGAATAGCAACATAAAGTTATTTAATAATGATAAGGGATTTCAGAAATTGATAGATTCGTTTCAAAGTAAAGGCACACTTAATAGTTATTCAGAAAATGTATTCAATAAAATTAAAGACTTTCCTATGGTTATGGCCATGTTATATGCGTCACTTGGTTCAGTATTGTTACGTGAATTTGGACTACAGCCTTTCATTGTAGAAATATCGGGCAGTACCTCAACTGGTAAGACATTTACATTGAATTTAGTATCTAGTGTATGGGGGACAAGTGATCTTATTAGTACATGGGGTTCTACGAAGAACAGTATTGAAGCAATGGCATCATTCTTAAATTCATTTCCAATGTTTAAAGATGATACACGTAATACACATCCCAAATTCGTAGCTAATGCAACTTACAATTTCTCCAGTGGTGAAAGTAAATCAAGAAGTAATATCAATTTAACACTTAATGCCAAAAAAGAATGGCGAAATATAATGCTTTCTACAGGCGAGGCATCTATTTCTAATATGGCAGATGAAAAAGCTGGTGTTTCTGCCCGTGTCGTAACGTTACAGGATCAACCATACCCAGATAACTTTGATTTTACCACTTTAGATAAGGCATTTCGAGAAAACTACGGAACATTAGGCGTAGCATTCATCAAGCAATATAAATCAAAAAAAGAGGCATACAAGAGTGCATTTGAAAGTTATCAACGGTACTTTAATCAAAAAGGTAGTAATGAAATCATGCAACGTTTAGGACGTGCATTTGCATTACTACAGGTTACTGGCGAAATACTAAATGATATTGAGGGATTTGAACATGATCATTTTAAAATAATTGAACAAGCCTATGACAGCATGATTAGAAATAATAAAACGATAGATAAACCTAAACAGCTATTAGAGGAATTACTTCAGTATTTAGATGCGAATAGAAATAATATTGCTGGTGATGGTTATAGTTCTGTCAAAAATGGTGATATCAAAGCAATATTTAAACGTGATTATTTATGTATATTGGGTCAAACTGTACACGATAAATTAGGTCATGAAATGCATACTATTACAGGCCAATGGGGCAAAAAGGGATATTTAATTAAAGGTGAAAAAGATCGCTTGCAAAAAAGGGTGAGTCACAAAAACGTTAAGTATAGAGGATTTGCTATAAGACAAGAAGTACTAGAAGAATTAGGATTTGATTTCTCGAATTCTCATAATCCTTATTCAGATTATTAAATAGTTCCCAAAGTTCCCGATAAGTTCCCGTTAAAAATATACAAACGGGAACCCTAAAACTACTTTAACCACAAGCAATTAAGGTTAATAGTTCCCGAAGTTCCCGATAGATAATAATATTATTTATTATTTGAAAATGAACAATGTTATAAGTTTTTAACATATATGAAAGAAAAATTTTAATGGGTACAGCGGGAACTAAGTTTATTCAATGCCTATATATCAATGGTTTGACTAGTTCCCGATAAGTATTTTGGACCGGGAACTCAACGGGGACTAGTTCCCGATTATAAAAACATGGAGGTCAAAAATGACAACAATTACAGAGCAAGGGTATCAACAGTTTAAAATGTTAAGCAATAATATGATGTTTAGAAAACATGTTAAAGATAGTCAAAATGAAATTACTAAAATTTTAATGAGTTTATTAATGTGTGGACCTACAAAAATGCATAAAACCATGTTGAGTAGAGTGCTACTGCTTCGAGATAAATACTATTTATATATTAGTGGTGGATCACTACATTTATTTACTAGAGATTTTAAAGGTGCGATTTCGTTTAATGTTAAACAAACTAATCCAAAACATATTGATTACTTTACTGATGATTGGATCGTTGAAATAGATAATTTAAATTCTCTTAAAAAAGGTTATGGCAATCAGTTAATGAATGAAGTTTTAGAGATAACTTCTGTTATGAAAGTTGATGTTTGTTTATGGACTGAAACGACGTCTAATACGAGATATTTTGAAAAATATGGTTTTGAAAGCATCGGTAAACGTGGAAGAGCGAAAGAAAATTTGATGATTAAGAGAAAAGAGGCATAGCAATATGAACATTGAAATTATACCGAATCAGTTTGAAACAAGAGCAGGTACTTTATTAAGATATTACGCAGGTTTATTAGAAAGTAGTAGAGATAATCATTTTGCTTTCAAAATATATAATGATCCATTCGATATGGTCTATGTGATGACGAAAGAGAAGTTATACGGTCATGTATATATTAAAGATTGCAAAGTGAGACAATCGTTCGAATTAGCGTCTCCTGAGCACACTGAGGGGCTTATAAGAAGCATTGAGGGGCACTATGCAGGTTATGAAATACCAGATGGTACACATGACACTATAAGCGATATGATGGCTAGTTTTATGTTTGATAATGATTATTTTATGTATGAACTTGAGACGTTCGCAGAAAGTAATAATAGTGACATGTTCGACTACATGAGTAGAGATTTCAATATAGATGAACTTGAGGGCGTTCAAACTAGTAATGCAGATGTTATAGGTAATATAGAAGCATTGTATCAGTTAGCTACTGGAATTAATGAACCAGCACCAGAGTTAGTTGAGGGCTTGAAAGTCATTACTGAGTTTATTCAGAATGAGAAGGCGAATGAAGTTGATAGTAAAGTATTAATTGAACGATTGAATGAGTTAAAACACTCTTATTACAAAGGTGTGAAACAATGACATTAGTTGATAAGGATATTAAAGACTTAAATCTAACTGATGATGTGTTGATAGAATTTTTAAAACTAAATGAAGAAGATTATACGCTAAATAGTAATGAATATGTATTGATAGATCATCATGATAATGTAGTAGGTAACTTATTGCCATTGGTCGTTGCATTAGATTTAAATAAATCATATGTAACATGTGAGCGTGTAGAATTTGCTACTATTACTTACTATGATAAAAATATTATTCCTACTATCCCTTACAAGTGGGATAATACCAAAGCTAAGTATATTAATACTTGTTTAGAATTAGAAAAGGTAGAAAAACATTTTGAGTTTGCAGCATGGAAATTATATTGTGTGTTGAATGGTATCAACAAGAATAATTATGATAAATACAAGTGGGTGCTGGAAAGAATTAAGAAAACGCCAGATGATATGCCTAATGTAGATATGCCGATATGTCGAGCATATGAGATTGCGCAATTACCTAAAAATCTGATTGAACGTACTTATAATGTAAATGGTAAAACTAAACCGATTTATAAGATGAATATTAAACAAATTAAAAATCTAAAAGAATATGTATAAATTTATAGGTCATGCACTTAGTAGGTGCATGGCTTTTTTATGCTAATTTTTTAGGGGGATAAAATTGATTTTAATACATCTGAAATAATTAGCAGCGTCCAAATTTGGACTTTGCAAAAATACAAAGGTTATACAAAGGCAATAAGAAAAAAATAATAAGGGTAGATCGAAAAAATAAACTAAAAAAAGCTAAGTGTCCAAAATTTCACAAAGGGCAAAAATACGCTCTTTTATAGAACGTTTGTTCTTATTAGGGGAGCTTGTGAAAGTGTATGAAAATCTTTATTAATATTGTTATATCAGTGTTTAATCTGGATGATAAGAAATAATTAAAATCAGTAAAAAAGAGAACATAAGTTTGCTTTTTAGGGATAAAATTAGTATAATAAAGGTAGTAAGAATTCTCGTTTCAAAGTAAAAAAACTACTCCTTTTTACATTTTTATTACGTGGTAACGTCCAGCTAATAAATGGAGGTTATAACCGTGAAAGTAATTGAAAAAGAAATATCAAAGGTACCAAACGAATATTTAAGGATTTATGATACTATTCAAAACTCAAAAGATAAGTATATAACTAAGTCCAAGATACTTAACTTAATGGGGTATGAATCCAACTCAACTAATGAAAGATGGTTAAGAAATGCTATTAGTAAGCTGATTGATGATTATGGTTACCCGATTGGGTGCAGCTATAAAAAGCACGAACGTGGGTACTATATCATCACTACTGATGAAGAAAAGCACCAAGCAATGCAAAGTCTTAAGAAGTTAGCAGACGGTAGTATGAGACGCTATGAGGCTTTAAAACGTATCGAATTATAAAATTAAAACGAAAGAGGTTTATATATGTACAATACAAACGCAACCAAAACAGGAAGTGCCTACGACGTACTTTTTAATGATCGAAAATACAAAGATTTATTGGATAAAGTAGATGAATTTTTAGAAGAAACATTTATTATGTATCAACGTGGTTATAGATTAGATGCGATTGATGAGAAACAAAAACCAAAAGTGACACAGATCGAAAATGAGTTTAAGCAATTTGCTAGTGATAAGATTAAGAATATTGAAAGTAGATTAGAAGAAATCGAAAAGGAATCGACAACCGAAAATATTTCAAACCCACAAGCTGAATTAATTAATAGACAAAATTTAAAAGCTCGACTTTCTTTTTACGATAACTCAGAAATCATTGAGTATGTCAGAAATGCTGACCCTAAAGAGATAGGTGTGTATGAATTAAGTTTATTACAAAATATTTATGAGAATCGTTTTTCTGAAAATGAGCAAGGGCAAATTTCAGGTACTTTCACACAATTAAAACGAATGGTTTTACACCCGTATGAAAATGATGAAGAATATAACGATTTAGCATATCAATATAATATTTTAAGACAAATCGGTATGGAGAACAGAGGTTCAGTCATTAACAAAGATAAAGACGGTTACGTTGTTATCAAACCATTGGCAGACAGATATAACGAGCAATTAAAATATGCTAAAGCTAAAAAAGATGGTGCAAGAAAGCAAGCCTACGCTTATAGACAATAAAACATTACTCAAATGCCTATCCTTTATTGGGTAGGCTCATTCTATATAACGGGGGTATCATTGTGGACAAAAATATTAGTGCACCATATCAACAAACAAAAATCTCAGAATATGAGTTGTTGACCAAATACAATCCAAAGTATATCAACTCTAAAATTAAATTAGCCCAGTCACATATAAGTGAAATGTATCACTTAAGCACTTCGATAACGACATGTGACGATATTATGGGAGTGATTTCTGTCTCATATCCAGTTGATAAACTTGTGATATGGATTTGTGAAAAGAAAGCTGATTTGAAACGATTTAAAAATGATTCATCGGTACGTCTATCCTTATTAAAGCAGGTGCTAAATACCTATACAAAAGAAGAACGACAGCAGGTGGTTAGATACATGCAATCACATGGACATATAAAAGAACACAGGCTCATTGAACGTTTGCAGGTAGATTTGTACAACGTTGGTCATGGTAAGCCTTTAACTAAGGCTAGTGAACCCCAACAAGCAATGGTGGTGTGATTATGTTTGTTGGTGATAAAGAGACGCTTAAAACATTTATATTAAACTATCATAATTACGTGAATGATGTTGAGAAAGAGGTTTCTGCTGATGATTTCTTTATGTTGAATGATGATGTTGAGTTATATTCATTGGAAATTACACATACTGATAACCATATTTACATGAATGAGCTAGAGATATTAGTAGACCGTATTTGTACGCAAAGAGAATTGATTTTGTTTTTACTTTTGCGTAGTGGACGATCCAGCAAAGATATAGCACAAATTTTTGAATTATCTGTGAACAGAATCAATCAACTTACTAATCAATTAATAGATAAAATTATAGAAAATAAGGAGTGGTTAAATGGATAAATTAACGCCCAAACAAGAGCGTTTTGCGAATGAGTATATTAAGACACTCAACGTTACGCAAAGCGCTATAAAGGCAGGATATAGCCCTAATAGTGCACATGTAACGGGTAGTAGGTTGCTGCGCAAAGAGAAAGTGGACGAATACATTAAAAGTAAGAAAGATGAGATAATAGACGATACCATTTTGTCTGCAAAAGAAATATTGTATCTATTAACACAATCAGCTATTGGTGATGAGACAGAGACTAAAGAGGTTGTGGTTAAGAAAGGGACATTCGAACGTAATCCAGACACTGGACGCATGAACCTTGTGTATAATGAGCATGTGGAAAAGGTAGACGTACCTATTAAGCCTAGTGATCGTTTAAAAGCTCGTGATTTACTAGGTCGTTACCATAGTATATTTACAGATAAAGTAGAGATGAGCATGGTTGTACCTACGTTTATTGATGATATAGGTAGATTTGAGGAGTAGTATGTAGGCAGAAAATTTTATAATTCTAAAATAATTTCAAAAAGATATTGACACAATATATAGTGTTTCGTTCTATTTTTTATTGCGTTTAACGCTATTTTTTATATTAAAAACACAATATGTTGTGTTGGTTTGTAGTTAGTGTAGAATATGCATTGTTATGTTATTATAGTAGTTGAATGATCTAATGGGCCAATGAGTTAATCTCAAATGGCCCCTTTTTTTTTATGACGGGGGAAATACTGTGGATGAAAAAGTGTACAAAACTATAAATGAGCGCATAGAAATTTTAAAGAAAAGAAATATGAATATTAGAGGTAATGCAACTAGGGAAATAAAAATATTAAAAGAAAATAACTATTATAATTTGATTAATGGGTATAAACACTTATTTTTAGATTATAATAAAATGAATCAAAGTAACCATAGAGAAGATATATTTAAAAACGGGACAAAACCTAGCGAATTATACAATGTAATGCAATATGATAACAATATGAGAAGCATATTTTTGCAGTATCTTTTATATATTGAAGAAAAAGTTAAGCATGCTATTGTTCAAGCTTTTTACGAAAAAAATAATCATGAAAATCTACATAAAGAATTTGAGTATTTGAAAGCGAAATATTACAATACCTCACTAACTTATTTTATTACAAGAGTAAATAAAAAAATAAACCATCAATATACATATACTAGTCTTACTAATGGTAATCCTGTACGTACTCAATTTATTGATGAATCTGAATATTTGCCCCTAAATCGAGAAGAAAAACACAAAACTTTTGAGTCGAATGCGACAGATGCTATAACTGATCAGCAAAGTAAAAAAGATTCGATAAAATCTTATAAAAGAAAACATGGATATGTTCCTTTATGGATATTAACTAATATTTTAACATTAGGAAATATCAGTCATTTATTTGTGATTTTAAAAGATGATGTCGCTTTTAGAGCAATGGATATACTTGGTATATCACATAATAATAATGAAATAGATATATATAATATGTATAGAGTTCTAGGGATATTAACTCTATATAGAAATATATGTGCACATAATGATAGGTTTATTTGCACTTCTCACGGAATCAATATAGATGATTATTTTATGGATTTTGGAAAATCGTTACCATTTTATAGAGATCCAAATAATAGAAATTCTAAATTGAAAAAATATCAAAGAAAAGGAAGAAAAAAATGTAGATACGGATTGTTTTCATTGGTATTTTGTATTTCAATTTTCTTAAATGATTCTACTCGAAAAGAATTTGTTAATAAAATAGAAAAAGAAAATGGGAAAATAAACAATAGAATAAATACGATTAATATAGATGTTATTAAAAAAGATATAGGATTAAAATTAGAGTTATCAAAACATGTTGATTTAATAAAATACAATAACATTCAATAATAGTTCGTTTATATAATTATTTTTAATATTTAATGTGTTTGAAACAGTAAAATGTTTATAAATCTGTTTTGGTTAAAAAAATAGACGCTGAGAAACGTCCTGTGTTGCAGTGGGGAATGAGTTTTAATAACTATGTATGCAAAATGTATATATTACATTGTTAAATTCGACATCATCAAAGGCTGGTTAATCGATTTTCGAGATTGGTCGAAGATTGAAGCATGTGAAAGAAAATGACCTAGCACATGGAGAATTGGGTAATTGGTTGAAAAATATCAACTTAGATAGAACACAAGCTCATCGTTTCATTAAAGTTTCTGAAGAAATTAAAGATGTTGGTACATACCAACATTTAGGTCTGAGAGCTTTATCGGAAATAGCTAACTTACCTGTACCAGAACGCACCAAAATACACATAACATCAAACAGCAAAACTAAAATTCCATACTAAATGTTTATGAATTTAACTGCAGAACTCAATTTTGAGCCTTGTAAAATTACATAAATTAGTTATATAAAAATTATTTATGGGTATTATATAAACGGGAAGGGCAACGTTATTACTTGCCTATTAGAACATGGAATAGTTCTGTTCCAACTAGTCAGGTATTAAGTGACTTATGGGGAAAAATCAGTTAGAATATAAAAAGTGAATGATCCTTTTCTAGGCAGGTACTTCGGTACTTGCCTATTTTTTATTCACAAACTTCTATATCAAAAAGCTTTCATGTGATAATAAAAATTCTCTCACACGTTAAAAACAATGTATAAGTTAATTATGGCTTAACGAAATACATTCATATCATCGAGTAGGATAGGTATAAGTATTGACTATTATTTTTAAAAATCTATAATTGAAAATGAATATCAATTAAAAACGAAAGGATGATATTATGAAAGGATTAATTGGAATTTTATTATGTAGTTTATTTATTTTGACTGCGTGTTCAGCGTCTGTCGATAAAACAAGTGACTCGACAAAGACTATAGACTATAAAATTGAAAATGGTAAAACACTGAAAGTACCAGAGAAACCTAAAAGAGTTGCTGTATTAACTGGATTTTATGTTGGTGATTTTATAAAGTTAGGAATCAAACCAATTGCTGTTTCAGATATAACTAAAGATTCTTCAATCTTAAAACCTTATTTAAAAGGGGTTGATTATATTGGAGAAAACGATGTTGAAAAAGTTGCTAAAGCAAAACCAGATTTAATAGTTGTAGATGCTATGGATAAAAATATTAAAAAATATCAAAAAATAGCGCCAACAGTCCCATATACATACAATAAATACAATCATAAAGAAATATTAAAAGAAATAGGCAAGTTGACTAATAATGAGGATAAAGCCAAAAAATGGATTGAAGAGTGGGAAGATAAAACTAGAAAAGATAAAAAAGAAATTCAAAGTAAAGTTGGTCAAGCAACAGCATCTGTGTTTGAACCAGATGAAAAGCAAATATACATATATAACTCTACATGGGGTCGTGGTTTGGATATTGTTCATGATGCATTCGGTATGCCAATGACAAAGCAATATAAAGATAAATTACAAGAAGATAAAAAAGGTTATGCTTCCATTTCAAAAGAAAATATTAGTAAATATGCTGGTGATTATATATTTTTAAGTAAACCTTCGTACGGAAAATTTGATTTTGAAAAAACACATACATGGCAGAATATTGAAGCTGTAAAAAAAGGACATGTAATTTCATATAAAGCAGAAGATTATTGGTTCACAGATCCTATTACATTAGAACATTTGAGAAGTAAATTAAAAAAAGAAATTTTAAATAAATCTCACTAGAAATAAGTTATAAAAATTTCTAATGTATTAATAATAATATTTTTAAGGAGTGATTAAATGAAACGACTGGATGGAATTCCCGAATCAATGTTAATTCCTTTGATAGCTCGAGCAAAAGAGTACGAATACGAAAAACCAATAATAAAAGACGCACTATCTAAAAAAATATTTGATGGTTTAGATGATATGTACAAAAATGTTACATGTGATGACATGTCTCAAATTGGAATTAGTATACGTTCTGTGATAATAGATAGTGTTACTAAAAGACTTATCAAGGATAATAAAAATTTGATTGTGGTCAATATAGGTTGTGGCTTAGATACAAGGTTTCAAAGATTTAATAAAGAAAAAATATCGTGGATAGATTTAGATGTACCTGAATCAATAGAAATACGAAAAACATTTTTTAAAGAAACAGATAGTTATAAGATGATAGCTAAATCAATGCTGGATTACAGTTGGATTGAAGATGTTAAAAATTATAAATTTTTTAATAGTAAGTCAAATATATTGTTTATCTTTGAAGGTGTATTGATGTATTTTGATGAGAGTGTAATGACTAAATTATTACATACTATTATTAAAAAGTTTGGAGATCATAATTTGGCCTTTGCGATTGAATTTTGCTCAAAAACAATTGCAAATAATACAAAAAGACATAAATCTGTATCAAAATTATCCTCACAACCTGTTTTTAAATATGGATACAATGATTTAAATGAATTGGATAAAGTTTTACCAAATAAAATGAAAGTTATAAATGAATATAATTACTTTGACTACCATAAGAAAAGGTGGGGGCTCTTTGGGTATTGTAGATATATACCTTATCTGAAAAAAAGGCTAAACAATAAAATAGTAATTATGGAATATAAACCAGCTTAAAAATTTACTGATAATTGAGTATTAAAATAAAACATTTCAAAAAAGATGTAGCTAGAAATTTATTAAAAGTAAAGTGCACAAATATCTTGTGTTTTTTCAATTTTAACATTTCATCTTTAGCTATATATCGTATTTTGATATACTATTCGAATGACATAATTATGACATAACAGAATAAAAAAGCTAAAAATAATAGAGTTATTCAAAATTCTAAATGTTGATATTATAGTCTTTTCACTCTCTATTTATATCTATTTTATATGATACTTAATGCCAGGCATGATGTGAAAAGACCAATAAACACCGTTATATCAACGTTTGAAATGTTTAATGGTCATAATTTGGTCGTAGAAATTTTAAAATAATCCTTTTGAGACGTTTTCCATGAGTTTACTAAACTTTTGGGAAGCGTCTTTTTTGTATGAGTTGGTAATCTTTGCGTATATGTTCATTGTGGTATTTATATCTTTGTGGCGTAAGCGTTCTTGTATTTCTTTGATGTGTACGCCAGCCTCAATAAGTAGGGCGTAATGTGTGTATCTGAACGAGTGGGTACTTATTTGCTTGTTCGTTATGTCAGTCTTTTTAAGTATAGCTTTTATCCATAATTGCAGTTTTTTAATTACAAGTGGATAACCATTCACATCAGTAAACACAAAATTATTATCTACATAAAGCTCATTTTTCCATGTGTCCTGGACGTTTACCTTATAATCTTTGAGTAATTGAATCACGTGGGGATCGACTGTGATTTTACCGATTGAGCTTTCAGTTTTCCGTGTAAGTATCTGATAATGCTTTTTATTATTATTCGGATTGTAATAAGTCTTAGTAATGCTAATCGTGTTGTTCTCAAAGTCTATATCAGACCATTTTAACGCTAATAATTCGCCTGCTCTCATGCCTGTATATGCCAATGTGGTAAATACTTCAAAGCTATTTTGTGGTGAATGGTGATACTTAGCAACCTTCAGGAATTGAAATAACTCATCTTTTTCAAGAAACTTTTTGTGTATCTCAATATCTTCTAATTCTTCCACGCTTACTTTCTTTTTAGGTCGTTTAATACCCTCACTAGGCATAGCTTTTATTAATCTCGTATCATACGCATACTTAAATATCATATTTGTAGAAGCCACAATACTATCAACATAATTCTTGCTATACTGTGCGCTTATATCGTCTACAAAGCGTTGATAATCATGTTTCTTGATAGTTTGTATTGGTTTAGTATTAAAACGCTCTATGGCGTGTTGTATGGCTTTCTCACGTGCTCTCACACTACTTACTTTTACATCATTAGCATACTGTTTAAGCCAATCATCAGCTACTTGTTTAAACGTGCTAGAAGAAGGGGCAATATAGTCACCATTTCTTAATTGACGCCCTATCATCTCAGCTTGATGTTTAGCGTCTGATTTACGTTTAAAGCCAGTCTTAGAGATGTATTCATATTTGCCAGTTTCTGCATTTTTACCAAGTGAAATACGATAACGCCAATTGTTTTTAGATATCTGATCGTAACTTGCCATAGGAACACCTACTTAATATATCGCTTAATAGTTTCTATCTCATCAAGTATCTTATTGTACTTGTCTTCACTTATAGTTTCACTATTATATAAAGCGTTTAATTGCGACTTTAAAATATCATATTTTGTATTTAGATAGTTATATATCAATAGTTTAATTCGTTGACTATCTTCAGCATCTAGAGGGACACGACCATAATAGGTTGTGTTTTTTTCATCTTCAAGATGATATTTCAAATCATTAACTGAAAAATCATAATAGTTACCATTATGCGTATGTGATTCAGTTAGGACATAATATTTAAGCGAATTTGAAACGAGTTTCTTCTTATCTTGATACTATATAGAAATAATGCAAAGTTGAAAAATAATGTAAGTATGACGTGAAAAATTTTTACTTATAAAAAGTAAGCGTTTGCTATTTGCATTTGGAGCCATTTATAAGATAATTTATATAGCTACTAAAATTTACTATTCAAAATGAGTATCCTTTAATAAATTGACTGTATCCTTTGGGTGCAGTTTTTTTAATTTATAACTTGTCAAAACTTTATATTTCATAAAGTTACAAACGGACTTAAAAGTACTCTTGTAAGCAGTACCTTAAAATAGGGAAGTAGTTTGATAAAAACAAAAAGAATACCCCACAGATATGTAAATGAAACTTTCCTCATATGTCGCAACTTGCGACGTTAGGTAAATGAATATAGCAACCGCTTCGATATTCACAAAAAAAGATGTAGCTCTGAACTGGGACTACATTTATTAACGAACAACTCATATTATTTACGTTATTAAATATTTAGGTTAAAAGTAAAGAACGATATAACATAGTAGGAAGAACTCATAAATAAGGTTCTAAAACTCATCAAATTTATATGAAATAGTACTAAATAAATGAAAAGGAGTTAACAAAATAACATAATGGTTATATCAAAATTAAAACATCTTTTATTTGACAATACATATTTACAACAATTATTTAAATAAAAGTTTAAAAAATATGATTAAAGTGAGTAAGAAAATGATAGAAATTGCTAAATAAGGTTTAGTTATATTTATTATTTTTATTATACTTGATATAATATTTAAAAGATTTATATTAAAGTGGTGAAAATTATGGTTAGTAGGAATCTTGAAGTTTATTGTGATGAAAGCAGTTTAGAAAATTTATTTAAAGATAATAAAAGTGGATATATAGTAATTGGTGGTATATGGTTAGATAAAAAAGATCATAAGATAGTAAAAAAAGAAATTGACCATTTAAAGCGAAAACATTCAATAGGTGGAGAATTTAAATGGAATAAAGTTTCATATTCCAGAAAGCAATTCTATTTTGAAATCTTAGACTACTTTTTTGGCAATAGGAAGATTAGATTTAGATGTATTGTAGTAAATACAAAAAAAGTTAACACAGAGAAATATCATAATTCTGATAATGAATTAGGTTTTTATAAATTTTATTTCAATTTACTGGATAAATGGTGTATGAGTAATGACAATTATTATATTTACTTAGATTATAAAAGTAATAAAGATAATAATAGACTACCAAAGTTAAAAGAAATTTTGAATTATGTGTCTGAAGGAGAAATAATAGATGTTTTACCAATCCGTTCAGAAGAATCAGTTTTTATTCAATTAGCAGATTTGTTAAGTGGTGTTGTTAGCTTTCATTTTAATAATAATGATGTAAAAGATAATACGAAATATGAATTTAAAAAAAGATTAGAGGAACATATTGGTGAGAGTATTAAATCTAGTCCTTCGAGTGAAAAAAAGTTTAATGTATTTCAAATAAGGTTGAATGAAAATGTATAGCGAACTTACTTACTTAAAAAACGAAGAAAAATATCGAAATTTATTTGAAAGAGAATATTGTCAAAAAGAAATTATAACTTGTCATAATATTGTCGTTAAATTCTATGCTAGACATTTTGACCATGCTTTTTTTAGTAGAAGTAATAGAAGAAGTAATAAGAAAGATGTATTTGACTCAAATAGAGCACAAAGAATATTATGGATAAAACAAGTTTTACAAGATAATAATATACCAATTTATCAGGGACATAATAGTAAAACCAAAAAAAGCGATAAGAGTAGAAGAGTTTCTTTATTAACACCAGATGGATATGTCGTGGTGATACGTATGACTGGTGAAGATAAGGCAGAATTTTTAACAGCATTTGTAATAAATGATTCTGCTGTAATAGGTAAAATAAGAAGTAATCCTTTGATATATGATCCAACCTAATAAATATTTTACTTGTCATTAGTTGTCTGTAATGATAATATATATTTGAAATACGTCCTTTACTTATGGTTTGGGATACACAAAGGCTTTGTGTAATGAGCCCGATAATCAGTGCACAAAAGGCCCTTTAAGGGTCTTTTTTATTTAGAAAGTATCTTAAATTCTATATAAAACTAAAATTTAAAAAATTAATTTATTTTTAATCTAGTATTTTTTATTATTTCCTTTGTTTTCAAACAATTTTTCTTAATGTATTATATGTTCTTAATTTCTGTTTATTTATTAAATTGTATTATTTTTCTCCATTACTCGATAATAAAGAAAATAGTTTATGATAAATATATTAATAACTTAATTACATTTTAGTAATTTATAGTTAGCATGCAAGCAAGTTAAATATCTCATTTCAAACGTCACTTTTAAAGTGGCGTTTTTTTGATAATTAGAAAGGTAAAAAATAATAAGGGTAGGCGGACTACCCCGAAATTCATTAAATGTTACTGTAAATTAAAATAGGTTTGAAATAATATATTGATTCATTCGGTAACAATTCATTTAATAATGGTCCTTGTAATGAAACGTCTAATTGTATAACTTCAAACACATTTTCATATTCAAATTTATTGAATTCGATTTTGCTAGCTTTTATTCCGACAACGTTTAATTTACTTTGAGCATAAAAGTATTTTAGCTCTTTAAATGGCACGTTTAAATTTTCTTTGTAAAGTGAACCGATTAAAGATTGTTTGTCGTGATCGAGTATTATTTTATAATCTCCAGGAACCAATTTATCTATAATCGCGCTCATTTTTTCTAAGGGTTTCAAATCTTTTTTCATACCTGTGAATTCTTCTCGGGTGTTTTTATCGATACCAATAAAACTTGATGTTTCAGATTTTATATAAATATCCATTAATTGTTCTAAAAACTTGAAATGATTGCCATCCAATTCAGCAATTGTTAATTTTTTGTCTGGATATAAAGAAATTTTATCACCTTTACCCATAGCGGTATTTTCAAATATTTCATAAAGATAATCGTGCAATTCAATTTTATACAATTCTGATTGAGCTTCACTTTTCGAATCAATAAAATTTAAAGTTTCTCTCAAAGAATTTTTATTGATTTTTAGTTTATAATTAGTACCATCTGAAAATGAGCCTTTTGCAATACCCGCACTTATTTCTAAACCAAACTCTCCTGTTGAATTTCCATCAATTTTATCTTTTGATTTTGTGTTAGCAGTGCTTTTACTTTCGCTCTCTGTACTTGTGTTTTTGTTCATTTGACTGTAAGATAGATTTAAACCTTTTCCGTGTTGACTTAAATAAGAATATATAAATTCTTTGTCGGTATATAGATAATGTTTCAATAAGATTCCTCCTTAGGTGGTGATTGTATGTTTAAAACTTTAAAAAAAATGAAAATTAAAGACGATATTGAATTCAAACAATTTTCAAATGAAGTCGATTATTGTTATCGTAAATTCAGTGAAGAAAATGATAAAAGAATGAAAGACCTCAACAACCAAAGAAAATTAGATAACAAGAATAAACAGCAATCATCTTTATGGGCAAATGCAATTAAAAATGGTAAATTTTAACGTCTACTTATGTAGGCGTTTTTTTATACCAAATCGTCCCAGATTGGAGGGAAAAATAGGGCAAGTGAATGCCCTCAATTATTCTGGTTTAACATCATAAATATAACGTTTGTTAGAAAATGACGTTAAAGGTTGGAACTCTAACTCGATTTTTTCTGGGTTGCCATTGATTGCAAAACCTTCAGAACCGCTAATTTCTCTATTAGGTGATAATGAATCCATCAATCCGTCAGTGATAGGGTAAGATTTAGCTTGTTTTCCATCTACATAAACTTTTACATCTCCGCCCACTGGAATTTCTTCTTTAGAGTTGTTTTTAATAGTCATGTCTACTTTTAAGACTTTATCAGCTTGAACTTCTGCAAATTCATTTCTTTCATCTGTATAAGAAGCACTGTCTAATGTGAATGACACTCCATCTATTTCAGTAGTTTCACCTACAGATTTAATTTTTGTATCCTTATCTTTGTCAAGCTTACCTTCTTCATTTATTTCTTTATCGACCTCATTCACGAAGGATCCAGTACACGCAGTTACGCCAATAATAATTAATATTAATAAAACTAAACAACCACCGCAGCCGAATAGCCAACTTTTTTTACGTTTTTTCTTTTTCTCTTCTTCTTGTTGTTTTTGGTATTCTTGAAATTGTCTAAATTGTCTTTCTTCTTGTTCGTTATTAAATTTTTCTTCCATGATTTTTCTCCTATATGTAGATTAAGTCTTTATATTCATTTGTATTCTAAGGTGCATTGTCCATTTGTTTATAGCACCACCGCCTTTAAATATGTAATATTCATATATCTTTATATTCAAACACTCGTAAAGACTCAAACGTAATAGCGTATTACCGTAATGAATAAGGGTAAACCTGCTACCCTGGAATATTAATCTTCGTCTTCATCTACTTTGCTCTCAATAATTTTAAGCACCTTTCTTACTTTATAAGATGTGATATCTTTAGGTAAAGAATAGGTGAAGTAATTATTCTTATTCGTTTTCACTTCGTAAACAATTTCATTTAATTTTATTTTGCAATTTAAAATTATCATCCATTGTCTCCTTAAAATAGATAAATTTAATACACCTTATATAACCTAAATACTCGCAATGAAATATTAATATCCGTTTTCTTCATACGCTTCATCAACAAGTGCGTTATATTCTTTAAGCAAAGTGTTATATTTAGACTGAGAAACACTATTTGATACTTTTGATTTACTTTCTGGTTTGTTTATCATAGTATTATAATCATCTACTAACGCGTTATATTGTTGAGCGGTATACGTACGGCTTTGTTTTTTACTAGATTGATTTTCTGATTTAGCATCTGAGTCCTTATTTCTCTTCGGAGCGTTTGACTTCTTATTATCATTTTTAATCGAGTTATCCCCGACTTGTCCACATGCGTCTAATATTAATAAACTTGAGAAAATTAAAAACAAAACCCTTTTCAT